AGAAGAAGCGACAGAAGAATATGATTTGCCAGAACTGTCATAAGGCAGGAGAAGAGAACACTCTTACTCACTACAAGCGTTCAGCTCAATGGCACGACAAGTGCGATGATAAGGGGTGCGTATGCCAGCACAAGACTGGTCCAGGGTACGTAAAGCGGGCAGATACAAAGGTGCCATTGATGCGAACTCAATCCCCATAGGAGCAATTGTTTCCCACTATGGAGGTGAGGTACGTGAAGGCAAGAGCGTTTCGGTTCGTTGCTGTTTACATAGTGACAGTAGACGCTCAGCAGTTATCAATACTTATGACAATTTATATTTCTGCCATACCTGTGGTAAGGGTGGCAATGCAGCTAACCTAGTGTGCATACTAGAGAACTTGGAGTTTAACGATGGCCTCAAACGTGCAGTCGAAATTGCTACTGGAAGCGGCGCAACAATACGCTCAGGCAATAAGTCCAAAGGCTCTAGCCGTACTAAACGCACGTGGGATCTCTGAGGAAACTGCAGCACGCTTTCAGTTAGGAAGTATTACCAACCCAATCAATGGTCACGAGATGTATGAAGGATGGCTTTCTATTCCATACATCACCGCATCTGGTGGTTGTGTTGGCTTTAAGTTTAGACGATTAGATGATGTCAAACCTAAGTATGGTTCACCTACTGGGCAGAAGGCACACCTGTATAACGTATGTGACATCACTCTTGATTCACCTTATGTAGTTGTATGTGAAGGTGAACTAGATGCCATCGTTACTAGTGGTGAGCTAGGCATACCAGCAGTAGGTGTACCTGGTGTTGCAGCTTGGAAGAATCACTTTCCAAAACTCTTTGCCGGTTATGAAACTATCTATGTTGTTGGCGACAATGACATCAAAGAGGATGGTTCTAACCCTGGCGCTGAGTTTGCAAAACGCGTGGCGAACGAGGTAATGAACTCACAGATTGTTACACTACCTCCAGGTATGGACATCAATGATTACTACTTAGCCAATGGCATTGATGCTACGCGTAAGTTACTGATAGGGGAGTCGAATGTATGACAATGACAGAGAACGAGTGGGTCATAATGCTACAGACTTTGCAGCATATGGGCTTTCACATCTTGCAACAGGACAGAGCAACACAACTGATACTCATACGCCCCCAACCAACCCGCTAGCAGATCATCCAGCAGTAGCAGGCTATCGCGGCGTGGGTGTGAGCACTGAGGATTTAACTTCTTTCATTGAAGCCTTTGCATCTTTGCGTGCTATGCGTGTTAAAGGTGTGGGCCATAGTCAGTATGCGATAGCACAAGGACAGAAGTTTGAGTCCTTTACTACCGCAGATACTATTAGAGAATTGATTGAAGAGCTAGCCGATGCTAGCAACTACATAGACTTCCTTGCTATCAAGCTGCTGAACATTCAGCACACTATAGATTTGGTGCTACCTGACTGTGAGTGAACTACATCCAGTAATATATGACCTAGTACCTAGCGTGGCTAGAACTATCCACCGCAGATACAAGACTCACGTTGAGTTTGATGACATCAAGCAGGAGTTAATGGCTTGGGCAATGACTCGTGTAGTAGATCATACTGAAGATTTAATGGAGCCTATTGAAGAGCGACGCAGGCACAACGAGCAACGCATAGCGTGGCAGATGAGACGTGTAGCTGAGCGTTATGCACGCAAGGAGAAGGCATCTAAGTCTGGCTATCAGACTAACGATGAGGCTTACTATGAGTCAGCAACTCTTGGTCAGTTACTTCCCTTTGTCATTGCATCTATCATAGATGGCACAGTATTAGAGCAAGCACAAGAGATGATTAACGATGGACAACCTAAAGGTTCATCATCTCCGGCAGAAGGTGGCAACCTACTGGCTAACCTTATTGACATCAAGCGTGGCTATCTGCAACTAGAACAAGATGACCAGATGATTCTTAGGCTACGCCACCACGAGAGCTTTACCTTGCAGCAGATAGGACAAGTACTAGAGTGTGCTACATCTACTGCAGATCGCAGATGTGATAAGTCGTTGCGTAGGTTGCAAGATAACCTCGGTGGGATTAGTCCCTGGCAATGACATACACCTTCAAATGTATTTGTGGCGTTTCTATTTCAGCCGATACTGAGAGACAATTAGAGACATTACTTGAGCGTCACTCTAAGAATAGTTCTATCCATAAAAGACAAGGCTGGGATGGACATAGCGGGATTGCTAACGGTCAATGAACGAGGAACTACTCTTTACCTTCTTGCGTGAGGGTTTATACCCTGACCTAGTAAAATCTGAGGGCATCTATGATGCCTACGATTGCATCTCTAGGCAGGCCGGTCACTACATAGAGTTAAAGTGTAGGGCTGCACACTATGACACCTTGCTCATTGAAGAGATGAAGTATCGCAAGCTCATCACCCAAGCTGCAGAGCGTGACCTTGTTCCCTACTACATCAACTCCACACCTACCGGTATCTACTCCTTTGATTTAATGGATGTGGCAGAGCCGGTGTGGTATGTCCACGAGATGCCAGCTACTACTGAGTTTGATAACAACGATAAGAAGTATAAGTTAGTAGGTTACTTACCGGTTGAGGAGGCTGTGCAGTTATGATCTATGAGTATGAGTGTCCAGGGTGCGGTGATGTGCGCCAGATAGAACGCAAGATTACAGACCCGGAAGAGACATACATCTGCACTGCTTGTCACAATGAGTTCCGCAGGATATGGACCTCTCCTGCTGTTACCTTTAAGGGCAAAGGCTTTTACAGTAATGGTGGGTAATGACTAAAGGTTTTACTTCTGGTATGCGTACCTCTAATGATGATACGTGGACTACGCCACGTGACTATTACAACAAGGTCAATGCTGAATTTAACTTCACCTTAGATGCAGCAGCTCTGGCTGATTCAACTCTTGTACCTGATAACTGGTATGGCCCGGATCACCCGGACTATTCAAGGCGTGATGCCTTTACTAGAGACTGGGCTAAGGATAGTGTTGGCACTATCTGGCTCAACCCTCCATACGGTAGGGTGATCAAAGACTGGGTTCGCAAAGCAAACGCCGTTGCCAATGGGGGGGGTACAGTCGTATGTCTAGTGCCAGCTCGCACCGATACTTCTTGGTGGCACGAGTACTGCATACATCACGAGATTAGATTTATACGTGGTCGCTTGAAGTTTGGTGGTCAAAAGAACTCAGCACCATTCCCTTCCGCACTTGTTATTATGAAAGCAAGAACCCTACCGCCGAAAGGTTAGCGATAGGGTTCTTATGATGCTGGGAAAGGGTGAGAAACCCAGCAAGATTATTTTAGGAACAGCACCCAATGAGTACCCATCCTCTTACCCGAAGGATGTCCAAGAACTGGCTTGTATTGGGGGGGGGTAAGGGCCAACACTTCTTTTAATGGAATAGATACTTCGTTCCACTTAAATACTAAAGTGCCATTAGTTTTTAATACCCTAAAGCATTCAGCAAAACCTTTAGTAAGATCATCTCGCCAGTTTTCGCTATCTAGCACTCCATACTTCTTACGCATCCAAGACTTCTCAGACAGTCTTAACATATGTGGTGGGTCGAACACCACCATCTCAAAAGTTTCATCTGGGTATGGTATCGCTCTGAAATCCATTACCTCATCTGGCTTAATCTTGATTGTCTGACCATTGGTAAGCAGGTGAGTCTCGTCCTCTCGGATGTCACCAAATACTACTCGCTCATCTGTCTTATTAAAGTAGAACGATCTCATTGAAGATGCAGGATCTAATACAAGTTTCATATTTCAGTACCAGCCTCTTCTATTGCTATGTTGGAGAGCACGGCAGAAACTTCCTCCGTAGCGGTGCTCAACATATCGCACAGCGTGGAGGATTTGGATAGCAGGTTCGCTACTTCTCTCTCTAAGGAGCTGAGCAATTCCTCTAGCACTTGATCGTTTGTTGGCTGCCAAGTGGTCAAGCCGGCTCTCACGGGTCCAAAGGGTGATAGCGCATTTGACCTGACTGTTGTTGTAACCGAGTGCGTTGAGGTAACTAATGATAAGTGCCTTGTTCTCACGTTTCTCCTCCATAGTTGCCTTCGTCCTCGCCTGCATCTGCGGGATCTCCAAAGGGTGGTGTGTTGTTTGCTCGGGTATGAATACCAACAGTAAGCCTACTATCAGAGTTAATGCTCCAAGTCTTGCCCTCTTGCTCATCAAAACTCCTTTGTTCATCAAGCAGTTGCTTGTACGTGTCCGGATATAGGTGAGCTAGGCGCACTAGCGCCTTGTCTCTTGCCCTGCGGTAGTTGCGGTAATGAACTACTTGCCTCCCGCTTACCTGCTTACTCTCCATTGATCTTGTCCTCCCACACTATAAGCACGTATGCTACCAGCATTACTAGTATTAGACCTAAAGCTAGGCTCATAAGCTGGCTGCTTTAATGATGTCGGTGATGTCTAGGCTCTGGCCTACTAGGTGAGCATCCTCTTCATCGCTCTCCCACCCCGATACCAGCACACGGGAGTTGCTAGGAGCAAGGCTTAGCCATTGCATACAATGCTCAGCATTATTACCTCCCCATTCAGCGTTCCCGTTCTCGTCCACTACCTCATACAACAGGATAAGTGGGGACTTCTTTGGGTGTATGGTGTAGATATTACTCATCAGCTAACTCCTTTAGATACTCTTCAATGGCTTCTGACTTATGATACTCAGCATCATAATCAAAATTATTCTTAGCTATCTCTAACGCTTCGATAAGTAGCTCGTTAGTTATCATCAGCCTCTCCCTCTAGTCCGAACAAGCGCGATAGCGCACTATTGGCACGCTCTAGGTTCTTGATAGCACTTGCTATCTCCTCCTGCTTTAGATCTATCTCAGCTTGATTAAGGCATAGGTTAGCCTTAGCTGCTAGATACTCTTCATTCATTGCTCTCTCCCTCGCTTGGTAAACACGATACGCACCACGCAGTATCGTTGCCCTCTTTCACTATCTGCCCCTCAACATCGGCCCACACTATCTCCTCCTCATCTAGCTCATCACTACATCTAAAGCACTTAATAGGCTCTACCTCCTCCTCTACCTCGTAAAATACCGGGTCATTTAGCTCTGGCTCGTAGCTCATACTAATTCTCCCACTTTAGTAACGGTTACACTTTCATATTCTGGAATAGTTAAGCCATTCTGATCGGCTACACCTATTGCCCAAGCGATAATCTTGCTATCGCCTACCTCGCTATCTTGCTCGTGATAGCACAAGATATTTATTACCCATTGACTGCCATAGAATCTGACCTCATACTCATATTCACTCATTACCATTGCGCCCTCTCTAGTCGGTACATCATCTCGCTGCCACTCTTGCTTACTATGTCACCTAGATCAATAGTTAAATCGTCCCACTCTATAAAGTCTGCTAGATAATCTTCTAGTAGAGACTTTAGCTCTAGGCCATAGGCGTAGGCTTCATCTACGCTCTCATATCTATTCCAAGAATTATCACTACCGCTAGCTGTGGCCTTCTCCTCTAGCTTGTTTAGTACCTCTCTCCTATCCGATAGCTTGCTCTCTAGCGCTTTAACTACCTCGCTACACTTATCCTTATCGAATTGCGCGATATATTCTTGCGCCATAGACGCATAAGTATTAACACTTAGTAGGTCAATCATTACGCTACCTCCCCCTCTATCTTGCGTAATACCCATAGTAAAGCCTTCTCCCAACCCTCTAGTAAAGCTCTCTCTTGCTCATCATCACTCTCTATCTCTTGTCGCACGCTTTCCAATTCATTTATTACTGTATCTTTTAGCATTACGCTACCTCTCCCTCTATCGCTATTCTAAATTGTGTCTTAGCTTGCGCTAAGGTATAGCCGTAATATGTCCGGGTAAATAAGTAGGCATTGCTGCCCTCTCCCGCTATCTCGCTTATTACATAAGCGCCACTATGCTTTACTCTCTCTATCGTCATCTCTCTCACCCTTATTCTCTTAGATATCTCACTAGCTCTTAGTAAGATACTACCTTACTCTACCCTATAAGAGATAGAGCAAGATAGTACGCCACTAACTAAATTAGATTACACGCATAGGCATAAGCAGCGCACGCCACTCTACTTTAGTCACCGGTAAGTGAATAATAATAGGCTTACCCTTACCCATAAACTCTACGCGTACCGCGTTACCCTTACCCGCGATCTTAGCGTAGTCAGCGAATAGGGCCGGGTTGAAAGCTATCTCACCTAGCTGCTCTCTCTCGCTCTTGTTAAGTAGGTCATCGAAAGTAGTCGGATAGTTAGCGTCTAATAGCGTGAGAGTAATGGCACTACCGTTAATGCTTACCGTTAATAGGTCAGCGATACGGGTAATAGATACCTTACCGCTTACCTTACCCTCTTTAGCTATCGCTATCACCCTCTTAACATCATCGAGAGCGATAAGGCTAGGGCTAAGCTGCCCGTACTCTACCTCTATCTTCCCCTCAATTAGACGATATCTATCGGTAGAGCGTGCCACAAGATAGCCCGCGCCCTCACTCTCTAATTGCACACTATTAAGAGCTCTTAGGCTCTTATCCTTAGACGCGTGCGTGCTAGCGCCCTCTAGTAAATCGATCAGCGCGAGAGCTTGTACCTCTACGCTCTGGCTCTCGCTCTCTTTCACACTCTGGCTCTTAGTCTGCTCTATTGTGCTCATATCTTCACCCTTATTCTTGTTAGTTATCCGGCTAGGTACCGGCCCGCTCTCTCTCACTATTGAAAGCAAGAGAGAGCGAGTCACCTACCTAGTGAAAGCAGCTTGCAAGCGTGCCGATACAGTAATGGTCATCTACCCACCACACGTGAGCGCTCACCCACCACAAGCCCGCAATGGCTAGGCCTAGAGCTATGCCTAGCACTAGCCACCCGCGAGGTGTAAGGCTACTCATTAGAGCCACTCTTGCTTAAGAATATAGCCCGGGTCATTCTCTACGCTACCGCGAAAGAGCACCCTTGAGAGCGTATAGACGGTATGAAAGCCCATATCCATTCCCGCGCCACCTACGCGAATGGCACGGTTACCGCTCTTTTCCGATAGTGGCCACCCTAGCGCGAGAGCTGCGCTATAGGTGATATTAGTAAGGCCCGCGCTGCTTGCATATATGAGAGAGATGTCCCTGCTCATTCCGCTTGCGCTTGTGTGTCGGTTAATTGTGTAGATGACCGGTTTAGTATCGCCGGCGAATATCTTGCGTAGTCTTTCGATACTTTCATTCTGCTCTAATTCTTTTAGAGCTGCTTTAGATAGTGTTTTAGTCATTTATTTAGTCTCCTCTTTTAGTAGCTCTAATACATATTCAAGAGCGCTTAAGTAACCATTCTCTATTAGTCTGGCTTGTGTGTCTTCGTAATCTTCATCGTAATCGGAATTGAAAGTAGGCAGCTCTAGAGCTTGCCACTTATCAAAAGACTCTAGGCGCTCTTTAGTTAGTAGCTCTTTTAGTTGCGTGATGTTCATTAGTAACCCTTATTCCGTGAGCTTGTTTAGGTAGGTTTAGCTCACTAGGTAGAGGGTAATGCTTACGGTATAGCGATGTCAAACACCTAATAGGGTCAATTCTTAGGTGTCTTTTCTGGCCTATCTAAATCGGATCTAGTAAGAATAAGGCCGGGCCGGTAGGCCATAGGGCTAGAGGGTAGAGCTGCAAGGGTGAGAGCTGCCTAGTATCTGGCCAGATAGTTACACGATAGCCGGGTGAGTAATGGCCCGGCTTTATCGGATAGGGCTAGAGAGTTAGCCGGATATGGCTAGGCCTTGCAAGGTTAGGCCGATACTTAATAGCTGCAAGGGTTAAGGGTTAGGGGTAGCCGGGTAGGTAGTGCGCCCTCCACGCTTTACTAACACCCTAGACATCTAGGCCGTAAGTGTCTAACCCTTAGCCATACGGTTAGGGTTAGGCCGTAACGGTGACCCCCCCTTGTTGAATCTGTACGCGTGGGTCCCTGTACTCCCCAACAAAATATATTTCCTAAAGTGAGATCGCGTAATATAGCTCTGACCTGCGGTTATAGTAGGTGTGATACAAGTCACATCTGTAAAACGGGAAATCAAGTAAATTTCCTGCCTTATATATAGTAAGGGGTTTTAATAGGAAAAGCCCTGAGCAGTCAACGGTTGGCCTCTAGCGAGGCCCCTAGGCCGAGTTAAGTCTTACCCCTCAGTTCGCTGTAGCTCCCTCGGGCGCTAAGCCCGAACTGCCCAGTACTTTTAGTGGGGATAGGTCTATTTACCAGTAGGAAAATCACCCTCGACTAGTAAAGATGTAATCCGATTCCGGCCCGTCCCCCATAATTTTAGGAGATCACGTGGCTGACAATAGTGCAGACATAGCCAAGAGAATTATCCTTGGCTGTGTAGCTGAAGGTATGACCATTGAAGCCGCTTGTACCTCCGCCGGCAAATCAATGAAGACCTACGAGTACTATCGCAGAACCGACAAGATTTTCACAGACAAGGTTGACCGAACACGCCTTGGTCTCAAGGACAAGTCCTTTGCAGCATCTGATGTACACGACCTGAGCTTTCCAGAGTTTCGCCAGAAGTATCTACACTCCCGCACTTTCCCACACCAGCAGAACCTAATAGATGTAATCGAAGGCCGCGAACCTGGCTGGCTACATCCTAGTATGAAGTATGAAAAGGGTCTAGCTAATAACAGAATCCTTCTTAACATTCCGCCGAATCACGCCAAGTCTATGACTGTGACCATTGATTACGTCACTTGGCAGGTGTGTCAGAACCCTAACTTTAGAGTACTCATCGTATCTCAAACGCAGCAGTTAGCTGCAGACTTTCTCTACGCCATCAAGCAACGCCTGACTCATCCAAATTATGAAGCACTCCAACAGGCTTACGCTGCTGGCGTAGGGTTTAACTCTAAGTCAGCCTCGTGGCAGGCTACCCGTGTCACCTTTGGTGATGAGCTTCGTGAGTCTAGTGAAAAAGATCCTAACATCGAGGCCGTTGGTATCGGTGGTCAGATCTACGGTAAGCGTGCAGATATGATTATCGTAGACGATGCGGTGACATTAAAGAACGCTAACGAGTTTGAGAAGCAGATTAGATGGCTTACCCAGGATGTGCGCTCTCGTTTGAACCCTACTGGTAAATTGATTATTATTGGTACGCGAGTCTCTGCAATAGATTTATACAAGGAGCTACGCTCCGAAGATCGCTACCCAGGTGGCCTTGTCCCTTGGACTTACCTTGCAATGCCAGCTCTGCTTTCTACAGACAATGACCCCGACAAGTGGGAAACCCTTTGGCCAGCAAGTGATGCCCCCTTTGATGGTCAGATGGAATCTGATAAAGATGAGGACGGCCTGTACCCACGTTGGAATGGTCGCAACCTTTACAACGAACGCCAAGCGATGGATGCAAGCACCTGGGCTTTGGTCTATCAACAACAAGATATCTCAGATGATGCCATCTTTGACCCAGTATGTGTGCGAGGTTCTATAGATGGTATGCGTAAAGCAGGTCGCTTGGTTCCTGGTAACCCAGGCCATCCGCGTGATGTCAACGGCTTTTCTTTTATTTGTGGTCTTGATCCCGCTATGGTTGGTGATACAGCCGTCGTTTGTTACGCTGTTGATAGGGCTACACATAAACGCTATATTGTTGATGCTATTAAAATTACTAGGCCAACGCCTGCTGCAATCCGTCAGCTAATCTTTGACTGGACTACCCTCTACTCACCTAGTGAGTGGATAGTAGAGAAGAACGCATTTCAATCTTTCTTAACTCAGGATGAAGGTATCCGTGCAAACTTGGCTAGCCGAGGAGTGCTACTGCGGGAACACCATACTGGAACCAACAAGTGGGACTCAGGCTTTGGTGTTGCATCAATGTCAACTTTGTTCGGCACCAAGCAATTCGATGGCAAGCACCACCGCGATAACCTTATTCACTTACCTTCAGATCAAACTGAAAACGTTAAGGCGCTTATCGAGCAATTGATTACGTGGTCGCCTACTACTAAAGGCAAGACCGATATGGTAATGGCTCTGTGGTTCTGTGAGATCAGAGCACGTGAGATGCTCAACCAAGGTATGCACAAGACCCACCATATGAAAAACCCTTTCCTATCTCGCCAAGAGGTAGGCAAACGAACAGTTATCAACATAGATGAACTGCTCGCAGAGAAAGACCGCACATTCATCTAAGGAGATACCGTGAACGAAAAACAAATTAAGGCTTTAATTAAAGAAGCAGAGGCTGCTGCTAAAAGATACAAGGCGCAACTTAATGCCAAGTCTAAGGCTCCAGCAACAAAAACATCAGCAAAGCCAAAAACAACAGCACCACGTACTCGTGGTGGAAGTGGTATGCGCGGCGGTATTGGTTCACTCGGCACTGGCGGCGGT